CCCTGCTCAATGGCTTCTCTTATCAGATTGCCTTCTTCAAAAATATTTCCGACTTCCGCAATGGCGTCTTTCTGCCACTCCAAAATTGTCTGAACATTCCCCGGCATTGAGGAAAACAACTCTGGCGTTGTAGCTAAAGCTTTCCCCATATTGGCAAGATGCTCCTGCAACAGAATATCATTGCTCAAGTCCCCTATCTCTTCCGCACTACGTCCCAAGAACTCCAAGTAATTCCTTACCTGTGTTTCAATGACGCTTCGAGAAATAACGCCGCTCTCCAAGTCGGATATTGCACGGGCGTGAATTATTTCTTCCAGAATATTGAGAGGATTCGCTTCACCCCTCGCAACAGCAATCGTGCCATCTCTATATGCAGATACAATTTCCAGCTCATTTGCTACATCTTCAATACTTACTTTCCCATCACGAAAACTCTGCAACAATTCCGGGTCTTGGTTAATTACAGCCAAAGCCCTAAGTCGTGCTATAGTTGCATTGTTGTCTTCTGTGGATTGGATTTTTGCTCGGAGTTCGTCAGGAGTATAGCTTTTTATCTTTGCGTCTTTCCCAAAACTTGCTTCTATCTCTTCCTGTGCGAAAATATTTAACGCCCTGATGAATCCCGGATTAGACTGCAACGCTTGAGACATGAATGTGCCAGCAATTTCATCTGTAACAGTCGTTGTCTTTTCTGCACCGCTTACCGGGTCTTTCTCGATAACATTAAAGGTTCCATCACCATTATCAGTGATGTTGGGCATAAGTTCCACATCCTTAAACCTTTCTGCATTCTTCGCTAAAAAGTTCAGGAACACTCCTGCCTGTTGATGTGTTATCTGGACATCAGAACTCACCTTGTTGTCTCGAAGAGCCGCTATCAGACGATTGGTGCGCTCTTTCCCATCTGGCATGTTAGCAATAGCTGTTGCTTCCGTCTGGGGGATTCCTAAGGCTGTAAGAGCTTCTGCGCTTCTTCCTACTCTATTGATAAGGTGGTTTGCTTGATAACCGCCTACGGCTCCTAATGAACCGCCAAGCAACACTGTGGCCCCTAAAAGCTCTGGTTGTGTTAAATCTAAAGTCTCCCACCAGTTGCTCAAGGTGTTTTGTTGTGTAAGGTCAAAACCTGCGGAGCGCATCAAATTTTCCAAGCCTATATAAATAGGGTCTGCGGTAACTTCCTGTACATATTCCGAAAGCGCACCTGCCCCGGCGGCTCTTACGGTTCCGGGCAATTTGTTGTATGTGGTTGCTAACTTGCTTCCCACTTCAACAGATTTGGCCCCCTTGGCCGCTAACGCGCCCATCTTTATTACTGCGTTTTCCAGTAAACCCTCTAAGGCTCCAACCGATAAACCATACGCTACAGAACCAGCTTTAGATGAGTTTGTTCTATATGCCTCCAATGCTACAGTTGAACCATAAACCATAGACCCTACTGCTGTAGCTGTTGACCACCCAACCAACGGATTGCCTCCTGACGCCGCCGTTGCCCCAATAGTGCTGGCAGTTACTGCTGTGATTTTAGGTACTTGTTCAACAGCACCCTTAAAGAACCTTCCGACCCATGAAGTAGGATAGTCGCGTCCCATCCTATACTCCTGCTGGATAGCCAAAGCAAGACGTTCGGCTTTGGCATTATCTCCTCCACCGGAAAGCATCAGCCTCGTTAATCCGCTAATATCAGAAGCTGTATCGTCAATCGCCTGTACAAGCCATGTCCGGTTGTCTTTGGGCAACATGTAGGGAAGCATCTGAATGGCTAGAGAGAACGTCTCTCCTTCCCCAAGCTTCAACAACCTGTCTGCCATCTTGTCCCAATCCAGCTCTCCGCTTTCTATGTATTCATCTTTAATCCATGAGACGGAGTTATACGCACGCTGGTAAATGTATTTAAGCGCAGGTTCTTGGTTGAAAATGTTTTCCGCATACAGGTTTAGATTGCCTTCCAAGCTGTCGATTGCTTTCTGGTAATCGCCTCCTGTTTCTATAAAGGAATCGAAAAATCTGGTAGAGGCTTCATTGTATGCTGTCTCCTCATCCTTGTTCCTTTGAAGCTCTTGAGCGTATTTGCTGACAACTCCGTGCATTGAGTCGGTTTGATAATGCTTTTTCAGGAGTTCTAGTGCATACCCTTTATCCATCTCCCCTTCCGGGAAAAAGTTTTCAACAATGCGATTGAAAACATATTTGTCTCGCATAAACTGCGGGGCATTATTGAAATCCCTAATTTGTTCAGCACTAAGTATTTTTTCCAGCTTATTGTTTGTTACATCTTGTGCAGGAACATCCCCAAACAAGCCTGTTGTTGGATTGATATACCTAGTAACCGAATAAACTATATCTTCGTTTCTTTTTATCTTCTCACGATACCTCTCATACTCCGGGTCTATACCATTTGCTTGCAGTTCCTCACGCAATGTCCCTACGGCATCTAAGGCTTCTCGTGGAGTAGTAGGAAGCAAGCTAGACGACATCCTTAAATAATCGTCAAGCTTTGTGCGAATACTTCTCTTGTTTCTTAAAACCCCTTCAATTTGTTCAGAAGAGTAAGCTTGAGGATTTGCTTCTAAATCCTCTTCTGTTATTTCAGGTTGCTCCTTATTAGAAGCGAGGCCCGAATTCATTTTCTTTATTTCATCCAACAGGATAGAATCTTCGGGTTGTTCTGAAAGCTCTTCCATGATTTGTTTATAAATTATTCCAATAGGAAAGCAATGCACAATAAATTCCCTGCTCTCCTTGTGCATCTAATCCAGCTTTCGCCGCTATCGCTTTGGCCGAAATCATAGCTTGCACATCCATTAAATCTTTGTGTGGAGCTTGGAGGAAAGATTCATCTGCTACGATAAATCCTTGAGGGGGCGCCCCGGCCCGTTTATATATGCTCAAGTAGTCTTTCTCGTTTGTAATGAAAGAGTTACTTCCGGCCCAAACAATAAAAGCACCATTAGTCGGAATATCTATAGAAGCTTTATTCGATATAGCCGACACTCTAACGTTGTTCGGAATAAATGTCGCCTTTCTTTCGTCTCTGTCTTGCTGTCCAGAAGGATAAACAGAGGCAGAAGATAATGGGTCAATACTGCTGATATTATTCCGGGAGAACGCCTCTTCTTGTGCGAAAAAAACAAGCTCATAAAGCTCTTGTCCGGTAGGAGATTTCCCATTGTGTTCTGCCCTATATTCAGCAATCTTATCAGAAAGGACGGAACGAACTTCGCTTTTTATCTTTTCTTGCAGGGACAGATTGTTCGAGTCCGGCACATACTCCATCACAGCATACCTGTCTTTTGCCGTTTCCGGGTCTAGGTATGTCCTGCTTTTGTCTAAGAAAAACTGGTTCTTCCTCTCTTTGAACTGGGTATTAAACTCTTCCTCCGTCAAATAAATCGGAGTAGTCCCTCCTTGAGTTCCGGTGTAATCCTCTGTCTTGGTCAGAGGTAGTTGGCCGTTATCCCAAAACTTCTCTACCAACTTGTCAGCCTGATTGAACGTTTCCGGGGAAATCTTTTGTGTTACAAGCTTGAGCAATGAGTTCTTGTCGCTGGTGCTGAAATTCATCTGCTCAAAAAGCCGTTCAGCTTGGGAGAGGATATTGGCCTGTCCCTCTGGCGACTCTTTGTGATAATCCTCTGAAAGCTTGACCGCCCAATTAGACATGGCCGCAAACTGCATTGGAGTCGGCTCAATCTTGGCGCTCATGGTCTTCTTCATGTTGAGGAGGTTGACATATTGCTGGGTCGTCAGCTGGTTGGTGTCCAATAGCTTTTTGGCGACATCCATCTCAAACTCTTCCGGGTTGAACAAAAACTTCTGTACGAGCGAGTCATACGATTGCTTTTGAATCATGCTTATCCGGCCCTGCGCTTGGTTCAATGCGTACTGCTGTTGCTCGTAGGTCAATTCACGACGCTGTACAGCGCCATCCCTGTTCACCTCTTCCAGCACACCCCAAGGATTCCTCAATGTTTCCTGCTGGATGATGTCTTGTGTCTGGGCTTGAACAATTCCATTCTCATTCAACATCTTTTCCGCAGGTGTTAGGTAGGGGCTTTTATTTATCTCCCTAGCCAACCCGAAATCCCTGTTGGCCACAGCAATCTTGAACGCCGCATTAGTTTCGTCTGCGGCCATCTTTGATATTCTGTCTGCCGCCATCAGGCCCACCTTGTTCTTCTCCTCTTTCAGCAACAGGTTGAGCCTTTCATTGGACAACATCTGATTGCGCCCAACATAAAACGATTTGGCATACTTGTTGTTAATCTCTGCCGCCCTTGATGTCATCTCCTCCGTATAAGCGTCCAGCCAAACCGCAGGGTTGTTCATCGTGCTGGGGTCTTTTTGAAGCTGATTGAAAACCTGTGTGGAAGCTTCCATGTACTCTGCTTGCATGCGCCGTGACTGAATACTGTCGTTCGTTGTCTCGACTTCCGCTTGCGCCTTCGACCACATTGTGAGTCCTTCTCCAAGGTCGCCAAGCTCCTTTACTCGGCTCTCTTTGTCGAACTCATTTCCAATAGGAACATATCTGGCCGCATCATAAGTGGAGCGCAAATAACGGTTTGAAGGAGAAGGCAACAACCCCTCCTTGTTCGCACTACTGACACCCAGTCTTATGTCTCTAGTATCGTTGGTCGCCATGATTAAAATAACCCTCCTATGGATGAACCTATCTTAGAACCTATCGCCATTCCGGTGGGGCCTCCAAAATAAGCTCCCACACCAGAGCCAAGTAGTGAGCCAAGGAATCCACCGGAGGAGCGCTTGCTAGCCTTCCGGGCTTCGCTTGCCCGCCAATCAGCAACGCTTGCTTGATACATTGTGTTCTGCCTCTTTTGTTCCGCTTCCACCCAAGCATCAGCTATTTGTTGCTCGAACTGGCTCATTGTCGCCTGTTGTACAGCGCCTATGGAACCGGAAGTCGGGGCGAAGCCTGTCCTGACTGCTGACACCCTTTGCTGGGCTAGGTATTTCTCCTGATTCCCTCGAAGGCGAGACATGTTTATTCCGGCAATCCTGTATGCCGACTCGGCTTGATTCCTTAACGCCTGTGCCTGATTCTCATAACTGGCGACATAGTTGGCATATGACCGCTTCTTGCTCAAGGAAGACGACACATCCGAAAGAACACTACCAAATCCTTTAAGCGTCGCAGAGTTGAAGCCGAACGGGTCAAACGTGTCATCCCATGCTATTTTGTTGGGACTAGACTTCTCGAACCCAGCTGACGTATCTATTGAAGCCGTTGATGATAAATAACTTGTGTTAGGGTTATATGTCGGCGGCTGGGGCATTTCAGGATAACCTATCTGATAATCAATATCATACAGGCCGTTCATTGGCTCCAATCCAGTCAACGAAGGTAGGAGCGCATTCGTAACACCAGTCGTAGGGTCTGTCCAAATTTCGTTGTAAGCTGGCTCTGCTATTTCTGTTCCACCCCAGAGTTGACCATTAAGAATGTCGCTTCCCCACATCCATGAGGGGAAGCCTGTCAATGGCAACAAACCATCTGCGGTTAGGCCGCCTGTGTCAGCTAATGATAGTGGAATCATACAGAATATACGCCGCTAATACGTTCACCTTTTTAGCATCATCTAAGGAAAAGTACAGTCTTGTATCTGTAGAGCTTTGTCCACTCAATACAATATGGTCTCTCCCGTTAGACAAGTTTGTTGATACCGACATGGAAGTGCTCTTTTCCATAGCTATCGGGGCATCATAGTCCAATGCCTGAACTGTGGCCTGAATCCTTGGCGCACCATAAGCCAGACCGTCATCACTAAGGAATGAAGATGAAGGAGTTACGTCGTTGCCCTCATCCCGTGATACTTGATACCTAAGTTGGCTAATCTTCGTAGTGGTCGCAGGAATGACATAATTATTGGCATTCCCCATTGGCATTGAAATAAACTCCGAAAAGATATGAAGCCCAAAAACAAAGTTTGGAAGAGTCGATGAGGTGCTGGACGGGGGAGTAATAAATCCGCTGTTCCCGGCTTGGCCAATATCGTTTTCAATTTCAGACTTAACATTAAATACGATTTGGCTCTGGGAGAACAAGCCTTCACCCTCCGGTGCTTGCTGGTAATAAGAATAATTATTATTTACCTCATTGCCGCCAAAGCAATAGCCTGTGGTTGTTTGCCCGTTAGCTGAAATGATGTCCAGATATACAGGCTTGGTTTCGTCCCACTCTATCTTGGATGTAGTAGCTTTAACTCTCACATCCATGTATGGGAAACATCCATATTCCACATCATGGCCAGCCTCGCCAAAGACTGATAACTGCAAAATCTGTTGGCCATCATCATATGAGGGAGTCGGGTCCGAAGAGAACAAACACCTTATCTTCTGGTTTGCCTTCAACACCAACCCCAAGAAACTGAACTCAAGGATTGGCAACTGATTTTTGTCGTCAGGCAACAATATCGAGTTAATAGAGTAAGTAAGGAGTTCTTGCGTCTCTGCGTCGAAAACAAACATCCTGAACGGCCCTTTGGTTAATACCTCTTGAGAAGGGTCGTACATGTTCTCAAAAAGGAAAGATTCTATCTCAACATCACTCCCACTAGCGACCGGATTGTTGAAAATAGCAGACTCATCGAAGGAAAAAGAAAATCTTGATATCCAGCTTTGAGTTGTAGGGGTTTTAGCCTGAACTGTGAGTTGCGAACTATTTGTGTTTTCCTTGAAGTAGCCATTTACAATTAGAGTGTTAAGAGCATCTGTGTCGCTCGTCTGCCCCGTGGAGAAGTTGTTCCATGAATTGTTTACAAAGCCTCCATAGGCCAGAGCATCTGTGTCGCTCGTCTGCCCCGTGGAGAAGAAGTCAACACAAGGATTGCTGTCCTCCATATAAGAGAGGAAGTATTGATTGGCGTTTACGAAATCGTTCTCGCCTTTACCTTTTACGGAAACAATCAATCCTTCTTCGCCTTTTACCGGGTTATTGTAACAGCATACCTGATTTATGAAGGCTCCTTGAATATCGCATTGGAACCAGCCATTGATGTCCTGCACCCGGTTATACAGCAACCCTAAAAGCCTTCCGTCGCCAGTAGTACCCCACCAGATTGGGTCAGGGTCTTTCTGAATCGAATGAGAAGTAATCCCATAATCAAACAAATCGGATGCCATAATCGTCACATCTTCCGATGTGTAGCCATCAATCTGGAAAGAGTAGATTGACTGGATAACACCCTTTTTGTCTCTAGGGATGAAAAACAGGCTCTCCGTCATCAGTTCCCCTTGCGCCACAGAAGAACCCCATCTGGATTGCTCTTTAATAATGGGTACAGGATTGCTTGAGTCGCTGTCGTTCAGCACCCATTCGCCAATGTCTGTTCCTACTATCAAATCCTTAGAGGAAGACAACCATTGAATCTTTTGGCTCTGGTTCGCGCCTATCGTCAAATCCCAGCCGGAATCTGCCATGTCGTCCACAGAGAACTCATTATACCTGTCAACACGGGAAGCCCATATTGTTTGGGGCTGGGCCTTGGTTGAAGCCAATATCAGCCGCCCATTACGCAACGCTATGCAGGAAGGATAGCCTTTTTCTACAGAGAAAGCACACTTGACTAAATCGTTAAACTTGGCCGAATAGTAGTTGGTGCTACTGATATTGGTTTGAGTCAGCTGGTAGTTGCCCCTCCCAAACAAGGAACTAAATGTTTTGAATATGCCATCCAGCACAGGGGCATACATCATTGGCATAATGGTCAGGTTTTGGAATACCGTCGCATCTGTCGTTGTTGAAGTAAGTCTCTTTTGATTAGGCCACACGGCAAAGGGAATGTCTGTCTGATAAACACCACCTCCATTATCAACCTCAATGGACTGGCCAGCATCACCAGTATCGGTGGACACGGTTCCGTTCTCACCAATATAAACAAGCCCAACAAATACGCCCGGAGTGTTGCTTCCCGACATGCTAAGCTTCCTCGGCTGTGAGAACCAGTTATTGTTGATTCGGAAGACTGTGTAGCCGCCGCCAGAAGGATAGCCTGAAAAGACCTTGCTATTCTCCAAATAACTTACAAGAACCCCTTTGGTTGTCGCCACTTCTGCGTCTGTGCTAAGAGTCCAGTCGCCTCGAACGTAGCGGCACACAATATTAGCCATGCGGAAAAAGTTAATGGGAATTCCAACGTTGGTGCCAGTAGCGAAGTTGTATATGTTCCCATTCAATACGCCGTCCGTTTTGTTCATCAGGCAGGAGCCGATAACAATATCCCCCGGAGTATATTCTTTTAACCACTCGGCAATTCGAGTCCCGTCGTTGCCTGTTAATTGCGAGACGGAACCATCAGAAAGGAAATACCTGTCCCCAAAAACAGCGTTGATAGTGTTTAAGGAGACGCTGGTGTCCTCATAGACGTAATAGGGAATATCCGGGTATGTCTCATGGTTCCTACAAAACATGGGACTATCGGGATTAGTTCCTTGGCTTTTATCCCTTATATAGTAGTCGTCGCTCTTGGGATAAGTCAGGAAGTCCATTGTTGTCAACTTGAAGCCGATAACAGCTTTTTCCTGATAAATCTTTTCGTTGCCCTGATATATCTGTTTAATCGGGAAAACGGCGTTGTTGTAATGCTCAATTTTATAATCGTTCCCAGCGAACACTTTCGACGTGTCGCCAAACATTTGAGCCATTATCAACGAACTCCTGTTGTCATTGTTGTTGAAGCTTTGGGTTGGAACGTCTCCCTGACCATAATTCACCTTAATACCAATGCCACTATATCCGGTTCCAGCTTTAAACGACTCCTTGAACGAAACATAGCTTTGGGCGGCGTTTAATCCTCCCGGAGTCCCACCAACGCAAAAACTGGTGACGGCCCCAAGAGAGCTGTCAATCTCAACCTCGGATGATGAGTGAGCATAAAGACCTAGCGTGCCGTAAGAATTGTTGCAACCAATGCTGGCATACAGCTTACCTCCCCGCCATGTCAGGAAACAATAATAGTTGATAGGAATATTTTGATTGAAGTCGGAGAAAGCAACAACCTGTCCAGAGCCAATCTCTATATCCTCCAAGGGATGTTCCACACCGGATGAGTCAGTAATGGCCCACTTCATGTTGTTTCCACTACCGCTAAAACCAAAGCTGATAGATTTGTTGTCCTTGAAGTTTAAGGTAAGGAAAGGATTCGTTTTAGCATTGAGCTTATCAACACCATACAGGCCAAAACAAAGCGAGTTTTTTGTGGAAATGTTTAAGTGCGAAGACGTGTCAAACTCCACCACGTACTGGTTGTCAGCCATAGAAATATCAGGCATTTTCGCCTGTGTGGCTGTCCTTGTTAATTCCAGCGGGAAGAAGTCGGGATGCACTATCCACATTTTGTCGTTTTGGGAGACATACTTGATTTTCTCCAAGTCCGTGTCCCAAAAACGCCCATGCCTCTCATTGCCAACATCAGCCGTCCATCCGTTGATGCCAGCCTGAAAAACAGAATCTATCTCAAGATTTACCTCCCATTTCCTCGTCTCGTCTCCAAAATACCCGCATTGGTAAATGGTTGCGAAGGGAGTGCAACCACCGCTCTCATACTTGTTGTCGGAGTGGACGCAAACAATGTATTCCTCGTTGTTGGTGCAAGGGAACTTCAATATCCGAAAAGGATTTTTGAATGCGTCAATCACACCAAAACCCGGTCGCCTCTTTAACATACCAAACTGACGAGGAATAAAGTTCCTCATCAAAGAACAACTCGTCTGGTATTTCTGCATGTCAACTCGTGGGGTGAAGTTCTCGGAAACCTGCCCCCCGTTGAAGTTGAGTTGCATTTGAAATTGCCGGGTATTTGAGGCCATATAGCTGAATGAATTTTAGGTTAGTCTGGGATGTAAGTGGGAGAACCGTGATATGGGGCGGTCGTCCCAAATGGATAGCGGCCCCAAGTGGACTGGCTCATAAGCTTGTTGCGGTAGTTAAACCTGCCTCCCGTGTTGTTGATGAAGTCGTTGTCCCGCATCCTGTGCAACTCCCTCTGGTACATGTCCGCTATCATGTTGTAGAGTTCAATGTTGTTCGTGATGCGTACACACGTAAGATAGGCCCACCTGATTCCTATGAGCGGTTTTAGCTGGTCAGGTATGCCTTGAAGCGTTGTCCCGTCTGTGGGGGCGGCAATGTAAACCAGCCTTAACTGGTCAACGTTTGCCAAGATATACTCTCCCTCAATCTGCACAAACTGCGCCTGAATATTCCAAGGCTCTCCATTCACGGATATGATTGTCACCAAGTCGTCAGGCTTCGGGAAAGCATTGTGATAACCAAAGGCCGCCACCTCTGTGGGTGACGGCTCAATGATTACCCTTTTCCGGGCGAAGTTCCATTCGCCATCAATCATGACATCTTGAATAGCGAATGGAAGATATGCCTCTAATGCCTGACCTTCTACTGACTTTTTCCCCGTTTCCGGGTAGCTTTGGATTTTGTATTGGCCTAACAATCCCAAGGCATAATTAGCAATATCTAGGTCAGTCATTGTTTTTTCAGATTAGGGGATGATTAGGTCCATGATAATGGACAGCGTTTTGCTTGCGGCCACAGCGGCGCTGTTCTTGATGCACAAAACAAACTGATACTTCTCTTTGAGAAGTTCGTATGTCATGGCCACACCGTTGACTTCGATTCCGTTATCTACTACCCACTGCGCCGGGTCACAAAGAATCCAAGGCGCGGCGTTGGCGGCGACGCTTGCGCGAACGATTTCACCCACTGTTGCCGTGGCAGTTAGTGCGAGAATGTCTCCACAGTTGTTTACCAAGTTGCCCTGCTTATCTGCGATATACAGTTCAATGGTGTAAGTACCTGCACCTACGCCATTATGGGACATTGCAACCGAGGACAAGTCAATCACTACTCCCGGAGGAAGAGGGATGTCTTGGATTTCCGAAGAGGCGGCAGTTGTGGAAGTCCCTGTGGTATAGGTGATTAGATGTTTCAATACCTGACCACGAGACATTTGAGAGTTCAGCCACGGGGGCATTCCCGCCTCAACCTTAGCTAACGCATCACTTTGAACAATAGCCATATATTATACTCCTTCCTTTGTTTGATTAGAAATTACCGCTTGAACCAGAAACATCAATCTTGAGCACGCCCTTGTCTTCGATTCGGGTCGCACCCATTGCGATTTCAGAGTAGGTCTGCCATACATACTGGTTGGTCGGAAGTTCTTCAATCCGAACGAACAGCTCTTCCAGCACGCCAAACGCAACGGAGTTCATCGTGAAGGCAATGAGGGTTCGCACATTCGGCGTGGATGTACCACCGGTCGGGTCGGTCGCAGAACCAAGCGGACGACTGCCAAACGGGAGCATGTCCGCAGTCAGCGCAATGAAACGCACGCCAAGCACGTTGTCAATGTAGCCGCTGGCAATCGGACGCTGGTCGGAGTAAAGGATGTTCGTGAATTCCTTGATGCCGTAGAGAGCCGCAAGCTCTTCATGGGTACAAAGGATTACCATTTCAGGGCCACCCAAATCCTGACGTTCCACGTCCTGACCAAGCACGTTGCGCATGCCGAAGATAGTCTTGGCCCGCACAATCTTGTCAAAGGTCAGACCGGACGCAACGTAAGTGCCAGTCCGCACATATCCCACAGGGATAGTGTTTGCCTTTTCGTTAAACGTCACAGGGATGTCCCCGTTCTCACCAGTCCATGCCGTGCCAATGAGGCCTTCAACCGCAACCATGTCGCGACGGCGTTGCATTTCCATGCGTTCGGCGTCAACGATACGGGGCAGAGGGGAATCAATGGTTCCAGCCTGTTGCATTTCCGTGCGGGAAATTTCATGAGTGGACTTAAAGATTTTCGTCTTAAGCCACCTCTGTCGGAACTCGGCCTGTTGCGGGTTAGTCGCGCCATACAGGTCGGTGATTTGAGTGGAGTTCACAGGGTCAATGATTTGGAACCTGCGCTGTCTGGAATTCATGCCGTAAACCCTCATGAAACGCTCCGTTCTAGAGCGCATCTGCTGAACAGCCGCATAAATCATGGGCGTGTACTCGTTTACAGCAAGCGTCTGGAAGTTTCCGTAATTTGCCATAATTTAATATACTTTTAATTCTTACCGTCAAAATGGGTTCGACAGGTGTCCTTAAAGTAGGGCTGTTTGACGAGGAAGACGGCTGTCCTCTTATACTATGAGTGTTAAAGCAAGTGTCCAAACGGGTTGCCTTTAAGAAAACAAATGCACAAACTTTATGAAAAAGCAAACAAAAACAGAGGGGGTACGCTATGCACAAACGTACCCCCTCCTCATTTATCCCTATGTTATCGCCTTTTCGCTCTTATTGAATCATGCAATCACACTGCTGTTTCACAACAGCAAGCGCAGTATGCAACACACGACGAGAGATTGCAATAAAAAAATGCCCGTTGGAGGAAAGAACACAACATAAGAAACCTCCAACGGGCATTAGCATTTTGTTTTTGGTGTGAGACAAAATACGGAAAAAAAACTCACACCATCACAGGGACGATTAAACCCTTACAGCATGGTGCATGCAAGCATAATTTGCTTCACCATTTGATATTTTTGTTCGCAAGGAGCCTGTGGTACAGCTCTCGTGCGTCATGAGGCATTTGGTTTACCGAGCCATACTTGTTAATCAACCCCATGATTTGCTCCTTAGCGTCAGCCGCAGAAGCCTTCATGAATCCGGGGACGGGCATCGTTCCGTCCTGCATACTGGAAACCTTGTCAAACAACGCAGAAAGGATGAAGGGATTGTTCAGAGCGCCCGCCATATCAGGGGACTCAATGTCAATCCCTGCCCTCACAAGGCCGTCCTTGAGCAAGTTGAAGTTGCGCTCATACAAGCCTCCCCACTCCGATTGGAAGTATTTCTTAGCCTCTTTTGCCTGTTCTTCGATTCGCTTGGCATTAGCCTCATTCAGCTTGGCCGCATACCGTTCCTGAAAACGAAGCAACTCCTGCATCGTGTCGGCAGGGATGTTATGCTCATGGGCAAACTGGGCAAACTCTTTAAACGACTCTGCGTCCACCGTCTCTTTGTATTCGTCAGGGACTTGGTAGTCTTCCGCTTTTTCAGGAACCCCCAAATGCTCACGCCATGCCTTCTTCTGCTCGTCAGTAGCATCGGCTCCGGGGCGTGTGACCTGTTCCGACTTTTTACCAATAAGCTTGTTGGCATTAACAAAGCCTTTGATTAAGTCATTGATATTGTTATACTTATTTGACAAGCTCTCGCCTCCCTCAAAAGAAGAGGCCCACCCTTCCTTAAACGTGCCGTCTTTGTTTACAATGCTGTCAACAGTAAATGTCTCGGCAGGTTTTTGGGTTAAGGAAGGGTCGCTCAATGACATGGTTCCCGGCATCTTAGTTTCCTGTGTGGCCGGAGGTTGCGCCTGTTGCGTGGCGGGCTGGGTGGTTTCAGTTTCGCTCATATAATGCTTCGATTACTTCAATTAGTGCGTTTATTCCTTCAATATAGAAGAGTTTGTTCTCGTTGAATCGTGCCTTCAATGCGTCTGGAAGCTTGTACTTGCTTCCTCTGGCAATCGCCTTGAGGACGAACAGGATGTATTTGTCCGGGTCGGAATCCAATACTTCCTTGGCTTTGTCATACACCTCCTTGGGAATCCTTACCGTGTCCCCAAGAAGGCTGGTGATTTCTACTGCGTCCGTGTTTTTGTCTGCTTCCATGATTAAATCAGATTCATGTCTTTACTGGCCGCTCCAAGATTCTTCTGCACTTCCGAGAATGTCTTGGCATTAGCCATCTTGTTTGCCTCGTCTTGAGCCGCTTGGCGTTCTCTCCTCATCTGTTGCACCTTCGCCTCCGGCCTAGAATACTTGGGCGACAGGCCAATATCAAGCATGCTCCTTCGGAAAATATAGTCAGCATCCACAGAGTCCAGAACGGTCGGGTCGATTTGTGAAAGAGGAATGACTACCGTTTGCAGGAACTCCGTAAACAAGGTCGGCTGATGCCTGTCCAAAAGAATCTGGAACGGCGTGCAGAACTGGATATGGTAATCCCTCAAAGGACGGACATAACCATGTTGCACCAGCGTGTTGTAGCAAAAGTCCACCAAGGGTTGCAGGAATTGCTCAATCAACCTCGTATAAGCCATAGAGCTGATGCGTGCCGAATAAGACTCAATCATCTGCGCTACTGTGGCCTTCATGTATTGCGGGTCCTTCACCTGCAACAGCGGCATAAACAAATTAACGTCACATGCCTCATTGATGACACGCTCGAACCTCTCAATTTGCCATTGACAGTCAGAGGTTTGTGATGCCTGTTGGAACAGGGGCGACGGCCTTGCCTGAATGTTCAGCGGGTTAAAGGTTGTTACCTCCCCGGCGCCATAGCCAATGTTCCCTTGGAAGCCTTCGGGTACAAGCATCGGCGGGAAAATCTTCTGTTGGGCCGCCTCTGCCAACGCTTTCAGGCAATTCACCAGCTCAATCTGGTCTGCCAAGGAAACCTTCCCAAACCCATACCCATACGGGCTGTTGGGCAAGTCAAAACAGTTGCAACAAATGACAGGACAGTTCTTGAAGAATTGCTCAAGCAATACGTCGCCTGTTGCATCGTACACGGAACGAAGCACCCACTCCTTGCCGTCTGCACGGGCAATAAGCCCTTCGTCCCCGGTGCGCTCCACTCGCTCCAACAAATGGAACACAAGGTAGTTGTCCGGGCTGTTAGAGTTGGCCATGTATTTATCCTTCACCGTTTGAGGCAAATTCTTTTCCGGGAACGTGGCTACAATGTCTTGGTTTCGCATCCAGTCGTCCCAACAGAACATATTCATCCGGCCAAATTTGTCTTTGTCCACCATGAATGTCCCAACGGGAATTGAATAAAAGCTAAAGCCTCGCTTCCTTGTGTCCCACTCTGCCCAAAAAGCGCCAATGCCATAAGCCGCCCTGTCCCAGAAGAAAAGCTCGCTTGCCGTGTGCAGGTTGCTGTTCCTCATGAACATGGACACAACCCTTGCTGTCTCGGCATACTCGTCGTCAATGGTGCTTGTCACCTGCTCCCTGTCTGCCGCTTTCGCCAAGGGCGTAAAGGTGAACCACTCACTAGCCTTGGGCATTACAAGCTCATGCTGGCCTGTTGCGTTCAACCTCAACGCACGCTCAAGCGTCGTGTCAATATATCCCTCATTATTAGGTGTGGATTCCTGTACAGCTCCATTCAGGTTAAACCGCCTGTCTGGCTCTACAAACTCCGCAACTCGTTGCCAGTTAGACACATATCTCTGTCTGTACGAATAGAGTTGCTCCCTCTTCTGCTTTGGACTCTGGTTGTTGTACAACATATTACTGGCCTAAAAAGCTTTTACCAATGCCGCCTGTTCCCATCCCTCTGGATGCAACAAACGTATTTGAGAAAGAACTCCTGCGCCTGTTTGCCTCCGACTGGCTCCTTACTGCCTCCTGTTGCGTCTCATACGTCTCTACAGGTTTGGGGGCCTCCGGTGCCTTGGTTGACTCACCTTTACCCTTGCTGGCAACACTATCAGCCGCACCACCCAAGGCCGCACCAATTGAAGTCCCCACGCCGGGCGCAATGATTGTTCCTACTACTGCTCCTACTGCACTTCCTACTCCTGACATTTTTTACTCCTTAGTTTAAGTTTTATGTATAAGTCCAACTCCTTACGTGAGTAAACATACAACTTTCCTCTCCTATGTCCACTACCAAATTGAAGGTGGGCACTTGCCTTTAAGTGCTTTAAAAAGCCAACATAGTCTCCAATACCCAAAAAAAAGAAAAAGCCATTGGCCTCCTCATAGTCCACAGCGCTATCGGAAATATGCCTTGTCCGAAGAAACTCTGACTCCATGCCCCACACACGAACCTCCTCCGGGTCGATGCGGTAGTAGTGTCCCAGCACAAGCCCGCCTCCGGTATAGAGGCGCACGCCTCCCTCGTGAAGCTTCCATGCCTCACTCAACCCCATACCTGCGTCCCTCCTTAACACCTTGTCAGATTCGGAAAGTACGCTCAAACCGTCCTCGCCAGTTATGTCCAATGTTTCGCTCACGATGATATTTCCCAAATGTACATGTTATTCCTGCCTTATAGTCTTGGGTTGTTGGACCTTGCACAAGCAAATTGTTCATTTTCGCCTCCGCTACATACCTCAACGGGTCTGCCCAATGGGACGCATTGTCATGCACAATCTCATTCTTGAATATGCCTCCCTCGCTTACCTCCGGCTTGCACCTGTAGCTTAACCAGTAGCTATACGCCCTGCCTGTCCCCTCCACGTCAAACCGGAACAGGTCAAACATACCCAAAAGGTAATTGATGCCTATCCATTTGTCTTTCGATTTCGGTAACAACTGTATGCCCGGCAACCCTGCCTCCTGCCACATCTGCGCCTGTGTCATCCCCGTGTCCGTCATGTACCCTCCGTCATGCGGAAGGAAGTTTGCCTGTAATGTAGGATATTTGCTTTTGAGCCTTGTTACACGCTCTGCCACACGTTCGCTTGCATGCAACCCGCTGTCCAACTCCAATACGTTGATGAAGGGGCCGTCCAGCTGGAATACAAGGTTAATCGTGTTCAGCGGCGCTCCCAAGTCCCATGTGCAATAGCATGGCTTTGTTGCGTCATAGGCCAACTTCCGAAAAGCGCCCTCCTGTACTGCCTTGTCCAACACCGCCTCCAATATGGCCCCCTCCATCGGAACCTCAAAAGCCTCTTCCAAGGTCGAAGGGTATTCCTCATTCATTGACACCCCGTGTTGCCTCTTGGCCTGTTGCCACCAACGCTTTTGCTCCTCGGTTACAACAATACCGCTCTTGCTCCTAAGCGTCTCAAAATAACTCTCTGTGGCCGCATTTATCGCCTCTCCCCCTTTCGATTTGTTGTTCTCGTCACTCCACCACGGCAAAAATACCACATGGAAATCTTTCTCCCCTCGCTCCTCCTCCGGCACGCTCAACGCATTCATCACGTTTTCGTAGAATACCCCCCGCTTCCCGCCTCGTACCGTCGTCTCCACGAATATAAAGCCGTCCTTGGCCGCAGGGAATGTGCCGTTTACTATTTCTGCCGCTCGCTTCGGTTCGCTCGTCGCTATGGTACCAAGCTCTGATATGTGGGCAAAACCAAGCCCACTGCCTCGGAAATATTTACCGCCAACTATCTCGCTGGCCCTCCTCCCTGTCATCTTCACTATGATGCGGGACTGAAAATAGCTTATCTCAAACAACCCCGGCAATTTCCGCTTCAAACTGTCCAAGGCTACCTTCACAATGTCCGTTAGCTTTTCCTTTGCGTCTCCCAGCGTCCTGTCCACCAACGCCAGTTTCCACCCCTCCTCAAAAGCCGCCATGTCTGCCATCATCACACCTATCGCCGTAGAACACCCCTGACGCCTACTCTTTGGTATCAAAAAACGACGCTTCCCCTCACAGTAACACGCACGATGCAACTCCTCCTGAAACTTCCTCGGCTTGTATGGTATGATGTTCCCGTCCGTGAGTTTTATCTCATACAAATGCGATATCCTCCACATCGGGTCTTTCAACAACTTGGCTATCTCGCTTACTTCCATAACTAACGGTTAAACTTTAGCAACGCTTCCGCTTCGCTATATATCGGTTCCTCTACTGCATCCTCAACTAGCCTGCACCTCACAACGTCCCAAACCTCCGTGTTATACTTCCTCCTAGGCAACGGCAGGTCAAACACCTTCGCCTCCGATAACAGGCACGACGCTTCCTTCTGCACCCCTCCTGCCATCATCCCTCGGTAGTACATGTAAGCGTATTCAGGCTTCCGCTTCCACCTTTGCCCACTCCTGTCCTTCTTCCCCTCCCTTACCAAAAACTTGTTCTTGCTCCTCAATACCCACACAAATCCCTCTGCCTTCTCGTCAACACCTCCCCTTTCGGGGGCCATTACGATGCTGTCAACAAACTCTCCTACTGCCTCTTTGTCCATTGCCTCCTCACTTTCCTCTCGCATAGGCGTCCACTCCTTTCGCTATTGCTTCCGCTATTTCCTTTGGCCGCCTCCTCATCACCTCTGCGTCCTCCGGGTTGCTTGTAAATCCACACTCACACAATACAAACGGCATCTTCGTTTTCCTCAATATCGCAAGGTTCGCTCGCCCCTGCACTTTGTTTGCCCTCCCCGGCAACAATACACACAGCTCTCCTGCTATCGCACTCGCCAGCCGTGCCCCTTTTACGCTACTCGGATAAAAGCATACATGCGCCCCATGAGGCTCCGGATTCAATACCTTCTTGCCTCCTACAATTTTACTGGCGCTGTCGCAATGCAACGATACTCCTGCCTCGTACCCAGACGCATTCGCCGCCTTTATCGTTTCGTTCAAGTCTGCCGCATTGCTCATCCTCGGAAAGTCCAACACCTGCACCTCATGTCCAAGTTTTCCCAACTCTTCCACCAGATAGCCCGCTACTACGCATGATACCTCATGCTCTTCCAATCCATTCCCTTCCGCTCCCGTCTTCCGGGCATGCCCTATATCTACGATTATTTTCATACTTTCCCTTTGCTGGGCATAGGCCGTCCGGGACGTAGCGGTTCGCGCACCACGCCTCCTCGCCTCCACCCAACTTCTATTGTTTGTTTGTTATTTGAGGATGCCTCTTGCACCGGACGTTAAAAAAAACTTTACTCTCCCCCTTGCGCCGCCGCCCACAGGTCTTCCAATACCTCCACTGGCAATACCCACTCCTGATATCGCCCCTCCACGTCATACTCGCTGTCCTCCCCTCGCCACCTTGCCATTGCCTCCTTGCTCGGAAACAAATGCAGTTCCAACCCTCCTTCCTTCTTCTCTTTTACCATTATTCCTACTTCTTTTTCTTTCATAGCTTTCACCTTTCCACTCCTTTTCTCTTCGCCCTCCTTACTACGGCGTCTCCTATTTTCTCTACACCTCCTACCATCAACACCCTCCTCCTCTTTATCTCTTCCGTCTTCTTTTTAAATCCTTCCAGTTTTACCTGCGCCTTTCGCTTTAATGCCAACTCCTTGCATATTGCCTTCGCCTGTTCCCGGTTCGCCTTCTCCTGCATCTCCCTCGCCTTCCTCTCCAACGCACTCTTGCTCCCTATCACCGCACACCCAGACACCTTCATGTTCCACTTCGCTCCCTCACATTGCGCCCATGTCAGATGCTTCCCTTCCCACTCCTCATAAAACAACTCCCTCCGCTCTTTCGCTTCCTCCTCGTCTTTCGTCCCAAGGCTTATCTTCCTCCTCACACTCCTCGCCTTTGTACTCTTAAACAATAAACCCAAATAATACTTCCCACTAGCACTCCGGTATAAATGATGCTTACTACCCCATTTCTCCATATCCACACCCCTCACACTCACATACCACCTCTCATCATCTACTAAAAAATCACTCACCTTCTGCGGCCTCGCCTTGTGCAACATCCTTGGATAAAATACATGCTTCCCCCACGGCAGCACTCCCTTCTCTGCCCTCATCTTCACCATCTCCTTCACCCCTGCCAGAAATCCTCGCTCCGCCTCCGCACACCTCACTCTTATCTCGCCTTCGCTGTTCTTTCTCATTCCTCTTTTACTTTAATTCATCCTTATCCCACATGTCAACTCTCCTCCGTATCATTCTTCTCTCCAACTCCCTTACTCCCTCCTAATAGCTCTACCAACTCTTCCCCTACCATCTCTTCCTCCTTCTCCTTCACCTTGTCCCACCCCTTCAGCCTCATGTACAACCCCACAGCACTCATCTTCTCCTTCCCACTCATCCCTAGCTCCCGCCCTCTTATCACCCTGCTCAAAAACTCACACAGCTCTCCCTTCTTCAACTCTCCCTCTTCCTCCTTTTTCCCCTCTCCTACTTCCCTCCTCACTCCTCCTTTGCTCACCCTCGCCCATACCTCCGGCCCTCCCATCCGCTTGAATATCGCCTGACTCATCCCTCGCCTCGCCAACCCCTCTCCCAATCCCCTTATCACTCCACTCCTAAGCTCCTCTACCAACTCCTTACACAACTCTTCCATCTGCTCTTTTCCCGTCATCTCTCTCTTCTTCTCCCTTCTCCTTCTTTCTTTCTTATTTATTCTTTCTTTCTTCCTCTTCCCTCTTCTTCTCTTCAAACAACATCCTTTTCTCCTTATTCATACTATTTTTCCCTTTTACCTTTTTTTACTCCTTTTTCTTTTTCTCTAACAAACTACGTTTTCTCTCTATAGGCCGTTTTTCTTTTTTCCTATCTCTTTTTCTTATTTTTTTCCTATTACACTGCGTGATACCTTCTTTGTCCAGCGCAAAACACCCGCGACTTTTTCCCCGCCCCCCCCTGTATGGCATGGCAGCACACCAAGCACCTAGGGGTAGTTGCGCCCTCTCATGGCCGCCGTCCTTGCCTTGTGCCAGCCTGCGTGCGTGCGGCGAAACATGCGAGAAACTAGGCAAAACTGCAATAATTATTCTAATTCTTACGGTTGCGCCGGAAAACGGCTTGCGATGTTGGCTTGTACGGGCCTTTTGAGAGTTGAGCCGATACACATATCATCCGGGAAAAGCGGCGCGTGCTAGGTGGCTTGCAGTGCGTTATTCAAGGTTGACCTCTATGGCCCTCGATTTGGCATTATGTGTGTTATGCGAAGTATGATAGAGCATCAATGAGTTATGAGGATTACACGCAGGAAGCGCACGCTCCACTAAAAAAAACTGTTGCGTTTTACCGATAACGGTGCAAAAATCGCCCTTGTCAAGCGGATCACTAACCGCAACTTGGTATTTGAGGCTAGCCGCCCTTGCCCGCTTTTTGGAGGCAAGCTTGACAACGCGGCAACCGGATATGCACAAAATTGAAAATTTGTCAACATTTCGCATATAGGTTTTTCGCCTTGCCTAAGCGCACACTTTATCAACGCCTTACGTCAAAATGCCGGGAAATGGCCTTTTTTTCGAAAAATCCAATGATGGACTCATTTGGCCGCTAGGAGGGAGGAGGACTTAGGAGAAGGGAGGGCAAGCTGGTTAGTCCCGTTCGACGTGATTAGCCGTAACA